CTCCAGCCCGCTGCGCGGGGTGCCGGGCGGGGTGCCGGCATGCAAGCTGCGCTGCTGCAATGATGGGCCGGCCATGGCCGGGGCAGCAGGCGGACGCAACAAATCTTCCGGCGCGGAGTCCTGGGGCGGGTCGGGCAGGCCCAGCCGGTCGCGGATGACGCTCTGTTCGACATTAAAGCCCATCGGCACCAAGCCTTGCAGTGCCTGCACCAGGGTCGCGGCGTCCAGCCGCTCCGGCGCCACCAGGGACATCGTCGGGTACAGTCCGCCCGGTGGCGGCCCCAGGTTGAAATCAACCAGGGGCCGGATCAGATCGCGGTCAATCGTCTCGATCAGATCGGCGGCATCGGCGGCGCGGATCGCCAGCCGGATGATATTGTGCTCTTGCGATACCGAATGGCCGCCTGACACCGCATCGGTGGTGGTGGTCTGCCCCAGCACCAGCTTGCTGATCGCCTGATCCGCATAGGTCAGGATTTGTAGATAAAGGTCGGCACTGGCCGGCGTTGCCACCGTCGGAAACTCAAACGACGCGCCCTCCGGCAGCATCGCCGCGAAATCCCGGCTAATTGCCCGCAGTGCGTCTCGCACCGCATCCTTGATGGCCGGATCGGCATTGGCCGGCACCTTGCCGATCCGCAACGGCTTGCCGTAGCACGCGGCGAATTCCGCCCAATCCGCCAGCGTCCAGGTTTTCAGTACATAGGCAGCGATAGCCGCCCGGCCCAACCCGGAATGAATGGCCGGGCCATCCAGCAGCAGCGGGCGATGGACGATAAAGCGGGCTGGCGGCAAGGGCTGCGGCTCGCCGCCTTCCGGCGGCACCAGCAGCGGCGTATCCAGATCCGCCGCCAAAAACCGGAACAGCCGCAAATCACGATATTTATAGGCGGCCGGCATCCAGCGTGCGGCATCCATCTGCCACTGCACCTCGACCACGGCCATGCCGGTATTCAACCCGCCCATCATGCGGAACAGCAGCAACCGCGTGCCCGGCCGCGCCAGCGCCTCCCGCACCAGTTCCGCCGCCTGCAAATGGGCGGCGTCGTCGCTGGCGGACGCCACGGCAATCGGCAAGCCAATCACCGCCTTGATGCGGGTATCCAGGACCGACCGGTATTGCCAATCCAGCGCACGCGCCTTGTCCACCAGCGCGATGTACTGGTCAATCTGCCCCATCTCCAGCGATTGCAGCGCCCGCGCCACCGCCTCCGGGGCGATCTCAACTTGACTGCGATTGACCGGGCGTACCGGGATTGCCTCGGTCAGCACTGCATCCGGCTTGGCCGGGCGAATCGCTGCCATCAGGGATTTCAATAAGCCCATCGCTGCCTCCGGCGCGCTTCCGCGCGCGTCTCGACGGTTTCATACCAAGCCTCGACCGCCGGCTGATCCGCCGCCGCAATCGCCAAAAACAGCGCCCAGGCCCGGTCGGCGTGGCCAGCACCGTCGCGCGCCACCACCAGCCGGGGCGTGCCGGTGGCGCCGGGCGCCACCTTGATTTTCAGAATGTCTTGACGCAGCCCGCTATTGGCCGGGATGCGAATCTTGCCATCCTCAAATGCCCGCCGCGCCGCCGTCGCCACCGCCAGCCGGCGATCCGACGACATCACCACGCCATCAACCCGTAGCTCGCCATAACGGCACTTGGCGTCTTCAACAGGTTTTTCGCCCATGCCCGTCTGATCCATGGCGATGCGGACCGGATTGCGCCGGCGCACCAGATCATCCAGCGCATCGTCGTGAGCTGCGAAAGGCTGATCCTTCAGCACGCATTCTTCGCGCACCCACAGGACATCACCCACACGCTCCAGCGCAATGGCGTCCCACAGGTCGCGGCGCCGGCCGATATCATTGCCGATATAAAACAGACCCTTGCCAGCCAACTCTGGCTTGCCAGCATCCTCGTGCTCCGCCGCGACGATCAAGTCGCGAGCAATCCAGGTGCCGCCCGTTTGACGCGGGATGACATCCAGCTCCTCGCTGGCCGATTCGCCATACTGCGCATAGATATCGGCCCGCCAGGCCACTTCGCCCTCGGCACTCCACTCTTGACCTTTGACTAGGCAGATGCGCCGGTACAGCCCTTCGGCGATCCCGTCATCAAACGTCGTGCGCAGCAAGGCGTAGGGCTTGCGCCCCGAACGGGCGTCGTTGACCAGCTCGTTGAACGGGTTATCGACCCCATCATGGGTCGAGACGATCAGCAGCTTGCCACCCCAAATCAACAGGGCCATGGCGGCCTTCAGCAGCTCCTCCAGATCGTCACAGAAGGCTGCCTCGTCGATAATGACCAGGCCTTGTTTGCCACGCAGCGCGCGCGCGGTTGATGGCAGCGCCACCACCTCAAAGCCGCTGGCAAAGGACACCCGGAAGGCTTTGATGTCCTTGTCACCATCCTTCAAGACGATCTCTTCGACCGCTGTCGCGATTTGATTGAAGGCAGTCGCCCACATGGCGACGTAATCAATGAACTCACGGGCCATCTCTAAGTTATAGCCCATGTAAAAGACATCCATGCCGCCCGCCGCGCGGGTCAGCGCCGCCGTCTCGGTCGCCAAAGCGGCGGCCGCCCAGGATATCCCCAATCGCCGCGACTTCTCGTAAACCGTGACGGCGTTTTCCGCGACCGTTGTCAACAGCCGCGCCTGGAACCCCAACAAAACTGGTGGAATATCCGATGCAATAGCTGTCATTTTTTGACGATCCCCAGGATCGACGCCCGGATCTCAGCGCGGCCCTCCGCCGTCAGCCCCTGGGCTTGGCCAGCCTTGTCGGCGGCCTGGGCGGCAGCCTTCAGTGCAGCCTTGCGTTCTTCGTCCCGGATCTTCAGCTCGCGCTCGGCGCTCAGCTTCTCCGCCCCGGCCAGATCCTTGATCGCCCGGCCCAGCATCATCAGGGCCTCGGGGTCCATCTCCTTGACCTCGCCATCATCGCCGGGGGTCAAATAGTCAAACACCATGGTTTGGGCCAGTTCGGTCACGACGCGCCCGACCTTGCCCTCCGGCGCTTGCCCCAGCTTATCGACAAAGATGCTCGCGATTTCACGCGACCGCCGCAGCCGCTCGCCGATGCGGTGCATGCGCAGCTTGTAGCGGCCCAGGGCCGACCGGCTGACATTGGCGCCGGCCATGCGCACTGCCTGGACGATGTCATCCAGCGTTGCACCGGCCTTCAATGCCCCATCAATTTCGGTCCGCAGGGTTTCCGGCAGTGCCTCGATTGATGATTTGCGGGTGCGCTTCGGCTCGTCGCTCATGGGTTAGTGCCGCCGTGTCGGACGAGCAACGCCCTCATAGATCGCGCGACCAGCAGCAACCTCTTCGCCGCGCTCCAGCAGATGGGCGATCATCAAATTGTCGCTCAAGGTTTCCAGCTCAATCAGCCCTTGATCGGCCAGCCAGCGAAGTTCGGCGCGGCACTGATCGGCGGTGGCTGGATTGCCGACGGCGGCAACCGCCTTGCGCAGGATGGAGGAGTTGAGGGGGGCGCCACTCTCCGCAAGTAGGCGCAGGATGACCAGCCGCAGATCAGCGCGAATCACAGCCAGGAGTGCGCCGCTCATTGATCAAGCCTCGCCTGATGATGCAGGTTGACCAGGTGTTCGGTGCGCCCCAGGGCATCGCGCAGGGCGGTGATTTGCTCGCAGACCCGGACCAGATCCAGGTGCAGCTTGTGCATCGCTTCGGCAGACGGCGCGGCGTCAACCCGCTGCTCGACCAGCGCGATCCGCGCCGCCAGGTCAGCCATGCCCTGGCGCGGAGCAAACGTGGCTCTCAACCAAAACACCGCCATGGTCAGGATCGCCGTCAGGGCGATTTGGGCTATCTCCAGGGCGCCCTTCAGGTCACTCAGCATTCACCTCTCCCGGATGCGGTCTATCGCATCGCACTGATTTTGTTGCGCACCCATCCAGGCCCAGAAATGCGGGGCTGCCGCCTCGGTCAACTCATCCAATTCCACCGCCACCCGGGCATCCGGGCGCGGGCAGGGCGGCGGATCAACCCGGCTGCCGATCCCGCATCCGCTCAAGCAGAGCGTTGCGGCCAGGCACAGGCCGGGCAGTGATTTCCTGAACATCCGCGATAACCTTCGCATCCTGAGTTGCGGTCTCGGCTGCCGCCTCGGCTCGACCGCGCTGCCGCGCTTCACGTAACGAGAGCCACAGCGCCAGGGCAACGATGGTCACCGCCGCCCCAGCCAGCAACGCCCCGCTCATTTAGCGGGGCTGCCGATGGAAACGCCGGCAACAACCCGGCCGTAGATCGCGAATAGCGATCCGCCAACAGTCGCCAGCGTCGTAACGATATCGACTAGCGCTGCCTGATCAGTTTCGGTGATTTCGTGGCCCAGAAGGCGGGCCAGGACGCCCCCGACGGCGATTAGGGACGCGACGATGGTCTTGGACTGGTACCAGGGCTTGGTGTCGGAGGCGGTCGAGGTGATGTCACTCATGGGTGATTACTCCGCTGGATAATGGGGTAAAACAGGAACCACACCGCCCAAACGGGTGGCGGCAGCAGCAGAAAGACGGGGATCATCGGTAAGTGACCATCGCGGTCGATGCATCCCAGTATGGGTGATACCGGCCGGGGAAGAATTTGGCGGCACGAGCCAGCCAGCCATTGATAAACACCGCCTGACGGGGGTCTTGGCGCACCAATTCGCCGTAATAGGCGCAGCGGCGCGTCATATACTCGCCGAGAACCATCGCGGCGCCGCGCTGCTCAACGGCAGCCTGGGCGGCGTGGCTCGTGGCCGCCCCGATCCGCCCATCGACGGTCAATTTCTCCCACTTGGCCAGCGGCAGAACACCGGCAAGCGCATTGAGCGAAGATTGCAGCAGGCGCACGGCCGTCACCGGCCCAGCATTGACGGCGAAATCAAACACCGCCTCCTGCAAGGGATCCGGCAGCAGATAGATGCAGGGGCGATCATAAAAATGCTCGCGATAGAGATTCCGCGCCCGTCGAACGGTCAGCAGGCGGATATCAGCGCCATCGGTATCGCCATCACCATCCAGATCCAGCCCAACCCGCCGCGCCCAGGCGAGCGAGATGCCGTATTTGGTGGCGCCGCCGCGATCATCGGGGTGATCGGAAAAACCACCCTCAGCAAAAAGGACCCGGTCGAGGTAGCCCTCGACCGGGTCGGTGAGGTCGGTTTGGGAGGAAACATCCGTCATGAAAAACACCCATCCGGCACCGACGCCGGGTGTGGCGTCGGGGTCAGAATGGCGTCGCGCCGGTTGTGATATCAGGGCCGCAAATACAGCCCCGTCAGCCAAACAAATCCATTTGGGCGGATGGCATGGCTGGGGCAGCGGCATCACCGCGCTGCTGCACCCGCCGCACGGTATCGACCGACAATAACAGCCGATGGGCTATTTGACTCTGCGATAATCCAGCCGCTGTCAATGCCCGGATTTGAGCATCCCGCGCCAAGCGCGGCGACACCTCCACGGTCAGGCCGCCATACTCAGCGGCCAGCGCCTCGGCCGCTGCCAGCCCAATGCACACAACCAGCTCCTGCCCCGGCCGGGGGCGGGCCGGGATATAGACCCGCCGACCCGCCCGGCGCTGGGCCAGGGCCGCCGCCGCCTCGGGCGGCAACAGCGCCGCCACCTCGGCCCAGGTCAGATCACCGCTCACGGCTGCACCCGCCGCAGCCAGCCGCGCAAGCCGTTGATCACGGCATTCCAGGCTTTGACATCCAGCGCACCGATATCCTGCCCGGTCTGGCGGGCGATATAGGCCGACAGCGCCGCCGGGCCGGCATCCGCAACCGCACCAGCCCGATGCAGGGCAAGCCACAGCGCCGTCGCCTTGGCCTGCCGGGCATCGCCGGCACCTTGACGTGGCTTGCCCTGGGTCGGCTTCCAGCCCAGCCGCTTCATTTCGCGCAAGACCGCATCCAACTGCGGATCAGTCGCCGCCTTCGCGCTGTCCGCTTTGATCACCCGGCGCAGCAGGGCGCGGTAATCCCCTTCGGTCAGCGCCAGCTCTTTGCGGGCGATATGGATCTTGGCCAGCAGGGCCGGGCGACGGGTCATGGCGCACCCCCAATCAACAGGGTATAAACAGGGCGAGAGCAACCTGAAATTGAGTAAAGGAGTATGTGATGACCGATCAATACATCACAGACATGGAGCGCGGCTGGGAATATCCGGTGCGGCACCTGGACATGATTGATGTCGACAATGCCATATGGCTGATTGATTTGATCACAGTCGGATGCCTGCAGGGACTGAAGAACGCCCAAATCGCAACCACTATTCGAAATTACGGCAAGGCAATGACGCCAGAAGAAAAAGCCGAGCGAGGATTGAAGGCATCCTCCCGGCTGAGCAAGACCTTCTACGACGCATTGACCGAAAAGGGTCGCGCCGACCCTGTTGCCGCATCGCGCGCCATCGTTTCGCGCGCCAGAAATGCCGGAGTTTGGCAGCGAGATCGCGAACAATACATGAATCGGCACCCATCTCCAGGTTGGCGATGGGCAACAATCCTGCACCGAGGGCCGGAGTGCTGCGCATGGGCATACGAAAATGACCAGAAAGAGCTGATTGAATACCCCACACTGCCCGTTGCTAGCTGCGATAAAAATATCTGCTCGTGTCGCGCCATGAGCACGCCAATAAAACAAAGCCCAACGGGAATTAGTGGCTTTTTTAGCAGTATATTCCGATTTATCGGTAGAATATTTGACTTGGCTAGAATCGCCATCGCTCTCGTTCTGACCGCTATTGGTCTTGGGGCGGTCGGATTTCTCCTGTATTTTGCCTACAAAATGATCTTTCGCTCGTAGCCAGCATCCCCTAACCCCAGCAACGCTGGAGTTAGGGGCGCCAGTCAGATCATCGCTTGACCAGCCGCAATCCAGGCAGATACGGCCAGGTTGGCGGTGACGGGTGATTGACCCGTCGATCCACGCGGCGGAGCGGCAGCCGGATAACCTCACCCATGGCGTGACGCTCCGCCGGCCGGCAGCAATTGTGCATCGCGCAGGCGGCGCAGCAGCTTGCCGGTCGATGTCGATTTCAGCCCAAGCAAGCGGCCAATCTCGCTCCGCCCCAGCCCAAGCCGGGCATAGCGCAGCGCTGCCTTGGCCTGCGGCGCCAATAGCGCCTCGACCGAGGACGGGGCGGTGATTGGCGCGGGTAGAGCCGGTGGGACAACGGGGTGCTTTCCCTCCAAGACGTCCAGGACCCAAGATCGAAACGCCATTGCTCGTTCGGTACGGGCATGCATTGCGATGAGGGAAGCTCCACGCGGGCTGAATAGCCGGGTTAACCTGGGGCCGCGCGAGGTAGGCACCTCGATAACGGCTGTCATGTCTGAACTGAATTCCTGTCGATGTCGCCGATAAATTTTCCTGACAGCGACATCTGCATGAGCTAACCCGAGTGCCGAACCAATCTGGTTCGGGAACAGCCAGCGACCGCCATTGATATCGGTCACAGTCAAATCGCAGCCGTCGAAAGAGACGGTTGTGGAGGGTAAATTGATCATAACACTCTCCTGTTGATGACGGAGAGCGCCGATAGCGATTTCTCAGGTCACATCGACGCCCAGGGCTGAGAAACGCATCAACAGGCCTGCGCCCGCACGCCTTTAGGCTCGCGCCTTGGACATGCGCGTGCGGACCCTGGGTGTAATTCGACGAGACGCCTGGATTTCGGTCCAGCCGGCCGCCTGTTGATGCAAGGGGTTTCTCAGGCCCCGCACCATTGATTGGCGGCTGATCTGGAAATGTCAAGAGGCTTGCGCAAGGCGCTTTGATCACTCGCATTGCGGTGCTCCGTCGAAATCCGAAAACCGGGTGGTCCGGCTATCAAATTCAACGACCACCCGGCCAATCGGCCCATGGCGCTGCTTGGCGATGATCACTTCGGCCTGATTGTGGACCCGGTCCATATCGGCCTGCCACTGGCGGTGGTCTTCGGTGCCTTCGGTCGGCTCACGGCGCGCCAGATAGTATTCCTCGCGGTAGATGAACATGACCGCATCGGCATCTTGCTCAATCGACCCGGATTCACGCAGATCCGACAGCATCGGGCGCTTGTCGTCGCGGGCTTCGACCTGACGCGACAGCTGCGACAGGGCCAGCACTGGCACATGCAGTTCCTTGGCCAGGGCCTTCAGGCCCCTGGTGATGTCCGACACTTCCTGGACGCGGTTTTCGGATTTTCCGCTCTGGCTGCTGCGCAGAAGCTGCAAATAGTCAACCACGATCAGCGACAAGCCGGATTGCCGTTTCAGCCGGCGGGCGCGGGTGCGCAGGGCGCTGATCGACAGGGCCGGGGTGTCGTCGATGAACAGATTGAGCTGTTCTAGCCGCTGGGTGGCCAGCACCAACTGCTCAAAATCATCATTGCTCAATT